GGTTTAGAGATTCCAACCCTACAATAACTATTATCTTTTTATTTATGAACCCTGACAATAAGATAACTAAACGTAGCAAGACAACCTATGGAGACTGGGCTACTAAAAATGGATTCTTATGGTTAGATTATAGAAAGGATTGGATAAGTGATTATAAAAAACTTAAGAAAAAATGATGATGGATCATATGACTTTGACTTTAAAGTAACAGATATAGAAGCAGAGTTCTTAATGGATCATGCTATTAAAGATTTAATTAGAGCAGGTATTATTAAAATTAATGAAGAAGCTACAGTAGATTTTAATATACTAGATAGAGAAGAAGGAGATACATTACAATGAAACATTTAGTTATACCAGATTGCCAGGTTAAGCCCGGCATTTCTGTTAAGTACTTAGAGAATATAGGTAAGTACATAGTAGAAAAACTACCAGATGTTATTGTCTGTATAGGTGACTTTGCTGATATGCCTAGCTTATCAAGCTATGATGTAGGTAAAAAATCTTTTGAAGGACGTACATACAAAGCTGATATTAAAGCTGTACATAAAGGTATGGAAGCTTTACTAACACCTCTATGGAAGTTTCAAGAGAAACAACGTAAGCTTAAAAAGAAAGTATATAGTCCTCGTATGATACTTACATTAGGTAATCATGAAGACAGGATAGATAGAGCAGTAGAGAATGATCGTAAACTAGAAGAACTAATTAGTATAAAGGATTTAAATTATGAACAATACGGCTGGGAAGTACATGATTTTCTTGACGTGGTTGTGGTCAATGGCATTGCTTACTCACATTACTTTGCAAGTGGTGTCATGGGAAGACCAGTCACATCAGCACAAGCTCTCATTACAAAGAAACACATGTCATGCTTCGCAGGGCATCAGCAAGGTAGACAGATTGCCTATGCTAGAAAAGCAGATGGCTCTGAAATCACTTGTATTATAGCAGGTAGTTGCTATGAACATGATGAATCTTATTTAAGTAGTCAATCTAATAACCATTGGAGAGGCTTCTATGTACTTCATGAAGTAAACAATGGTAGCTTTGATGAGATGGCAGTGTCATTAAATTATGTAAATTCTAAATATGGGGTTGACAAACGTGCGAAAAGATGATATAATAAAAGCAATGGATAAACAAATAGGTGGTAACCATTACTCTAAATTTGTAATACAACCTACTGAGTTTATTTATAAAAACAATATACCTTTTATAGAAGGGTGTGCAATTAAATATCTTTGTCGATGGAAAGATAAAGGTGGAGTACAGGACCTAGATAAAGCTATACACTTTATTGAAATGCTAAAGGAGTTACACAATGACACAGTTTGAAAGCCCTAAGTTTAATTCCAAAGCTAATAATAAAAAGTATGAGGACAACTATGATAGGATCTTTAAACAAAAAACAAAGGAGACTAAAAAGGTGAAGGAGAAATAATGGCTCTAACGTTTGAAGAAGTATGTGAAAGACTTGCAGACTTAGACGAAGTTACTTTACTAGAGGTACTAAACATTTCTAGTAAAGAAATAATAGAAAAGTTTCAAGACAAGATAGAAGATAACTTAGAAGATCTAGAAAAAGATCTTGAACTAGATAGAGAAGGATACGATTTTTATGGCGACATTACCTAGCATTTACCAACAAGTAATACATGCAAGTAGATATGCAAGATACATACCAGAAAAGAATAGAAGAGAAACATGGGACGAAACGGTTAGTCGATTAACTAACTATCTAGAAACTAAAGCTCCTGATCTTAAGAAAGATATAGCTGAATTAAAAGAATCAATACTGAATTTAGAAGTAATGCCATCCATGCGTTTAATGATGACAGCTGGAGAGGCATGTGAACGAGACAATATAGCAGCATATAACTGTAGTTATCTAGCTGTTAATAATAAAAGAGCTTTCTCAGAAGCTTTATATATTCTAATGAATGGTACAGGAGTAGGCTTTTCTTGTGAACGACAAGAGATTAATAGACTACCTGAAGTACCAGACAAAGTAGAATTATGTGATGATGTTATCGTAGTTGAAGATAGCAAGTTAGGCTGGGCTAAGGCATTTAAGAAACTTATCTCTCACCTTTACGAAGGTGATATACCTAACTTTGACTTTAGTAAAGTAAGACCTGCTGGTGCTAGACTTAAAACTTTTGGAGGTAGAGCATCAGGACCAGAACCTTTGAAACAACTATTTGATTTTGTAATAGATACATTCAAGCAGGCTAGAGGTCGTAAGCTATCCTCAATTGAAGTGCATGACATCATGTGTATGATAGGACAGATCGTTGTGGTAGGTGGTGTCAGACGATCTGCTCTTATCTCTTTATCTAACTTGACTGATCGCAGAATGCGAGAAGCTAAAATGGGAGCATGGTATAATGACAATCCGCACAGAGGTCTTGCAAATAACTCCGTTGCCTACACAGAAACACCTGACAGTGAGACTTTCATGGAAGAATGGTTATCTCTGGTCAAGTCTAAATCAGGTGAGCGAGGAATCTTTAATAGAATTGCTTCACAAAATCAAGCCGCTAAGTGGGGACGAAGAGATCCAGATCTTAGCTACGGAACGAACCCTTGTTCAGAGATTATCCTACGTGATAAACAATTCTGTAACCTTACAGAAGTTGTTGTCAGGTCAGGAGATACAGAAGAGTCACTAAAACGTAAGATTAGATTAGCAACATTGCTTGGTACAATCCAATCTACATTAATAGATTTCCAATTCTTATCATCAGAATGGAAGAAGAACACTGAGGAAGAAAGACTTCTTGGTGTATCGTTAACAGGTATTATGGATGCTAAAATAACTAGCAACCCTGATCCTAAAATGTTAGAAAGGTTACGAGATTATGCTAGAACAACCAACGAGAAATATGCTAAAGTGCTTAACATACCTGTTAGTGCTTCTATTACTTGTATCAAACCTAGTGGTACAGTATCTCAACTTGTCGATTCTGCGTCAGGTATACATGCAAGACATAATGATTATTACATCAGAACAATTAGAATGGATAAGAAAGATCCCATCTACGAGTTCCTTAAAACGGCAGGGATCAAAGTAGAAGATGAACAGTTTCATCCAGACTCTACAGCAGTGTTTAGCTTTCCAATTAAAGCACCTAATGGTGCGTTAACTAGAGATAGTAAGACTGCTTTAGAGCAATTAGATTTATGGTTAACCTATCAACGTCACTGGTGTGAACATAAACCATCAGTAACTATATCTGTTAAAGATAAAGAATGGGTTGAGGTTGGTGCATGGGTATGGAAATACTTTGATGAGATTAGTGGAGTCTCCTTCTTACCACACTCAGATCATACATACCCACAAGCACCTTATCAAGATTGTACTGCAGAAGAATATAAAGCTTTAGATAAACTAACACCTAAAGCATTAGACTGGACTACATTTATTGAAGTAGAAGATAACACTAAAGGTTCTCAGGAATTAGCATGTGCTTCTGGATTCTGTGAGGTAATTTAATGAATATATCTTTGCATCCAATTTGTGGATTTCATGTAGGGTTTGAGTTAACAGATGGTAGTATAGATGAGGTAGGTATTAGCTATCTTCTGATTGACTTAGGTATTTTACGAATACAATGTGCTTGGTTTAAATAATGAAAGTGTGTGTTGTAGGTAGCAGAAGCCTTGATTCTGCAGATAAAGTACTACCTATTATAGATAAGTTTATAAAAGATCTTCCTACGTCTTCTATTACTTTCTTAATAGGTAGTGCTAAAGGTGTTGATCCTCTATGTAAACATTATGCTCAATCTCATGGGCATGATGTTGTAGAGTTCTTACCTTATCATTTATTAGATAGCAGTGTAGAATTTGATAGTAAGTATTTCTTTATACGTACTAAACAAATGATAGACAATGCAGATAGAGTTCTAGCAATCTGGGATACCAAAAGCAAAGGCACTCACTATGCAATTAAATATACCCAGAAGCTAGAAAAACCAATCATGATTATAAAGGTACTTCATGGCTAGAATCTATACAAAGTCAGGTGACGATGGATCAACAGGTCTAGTTACTGGAAAACGAGTAAGTAAATCTTCTAACAGAATAGATACCATAGGCTCATTAGATGAGCTTAATTCTTTTATAGGATTATCTTTAACAGAAGAAATACCTAAAATAATACGTGATGTATTACATGTAATACAACATAATCTATTCGATATAGGTAGCGAAATAGCTACACCTAAAACAATTAGTACAAAAGAATCTCAAGTAATCTATTTAGAAAAAACTATAGATGATTTAACAAGCAGACTAGACATACTTCGAGAGTTTATATTGCCTGGAGGCTGCAAAGCAGCAGCTCAAATACATGTAGCTAGAGCTATGTGTCGTAGAGCAGAGCGAAGCTGTCATAAATTAACTGATATAAATCCTATTACATTACAATATCTAAATAGACTATCTGATTTACTCTTTACTATTGCTCGTTATCTTAACGCAGCGGCTGGTATAGACCACGTATACTGGCAAAAAAATGCTAGCTGAGTTTGTATTATTAATTGCTTTAAATGGAAATAAAGAATATGTAGCTAACTTTGTTGACTGTGCTCATGCTTTTGAATATGCAAAGGAAAAGTATGTAGAGTATGATCACATGTGTCTACATGAAGATTATGTTTTCTTTCCCACAGAGCAACTAAAGAAATACTACTACCCAAAGACCAAAGATTAATCGGATACATTATAGCTCACTAACATATATGCACCTATGTTTGCAAAAGCATAACCAAAGTACATAAGCCCAAGGGCTACATTACCCTTCCAAAATTGTTCAAGACTTACAGCAAGATAGATTAATCCAACTGCAATTATTAAACCTACACTCAAAGTTTTACTTTGCCTGCTTTAGAAGAATTATGTTTAGCTCTTCTATATCTAAATAGTTCTCCTTTTTCTGTACTATAAATAAGAGTACCATCTTCTAACTGTTCAACAGTTTTAATCTTAGCATCAGCATATTTATTATATAGTTCAGCTCTACGAACAGCTATACCTTTAGATGTTTGTCCTGATATATTAGCTGTATCTAATAGGTTAAAAAAGATTTGTTCAGGATTATTTTCTTTAATAGCTTTAGTAAAACTTGGGTATTTCGTCATACTAGGTCCTAAGTTATAAGCTTCGTGTATAATATCAGCTTTAACTTCATTACTAAGTTTTGAGAAACCCTCTACATCTCTATCAAATCTTGTGTATAGCTGTGTTAAATAATTCTTAGAAGCTTGCTCTTCAGATAACTCAGGATTTTTAGCTAATCTTTTTTGACGTTCATACTCTTCTTCAGTAAGACCACGTTTAAGTGTTTTAGCTGCTCCTGTAGTATCACCTGACTCACCTTCATATTTATTTAACTGCTCATAAGCAGTATTAACTACATATCTATCTTCTTCTCGCATAACTTTTTCTTCTCCACCTCTAGTTACAGGTTTTTCAGATTGTATTTGTGTTTCTTGTATAGGTTCTTCTTTAGATATAGGTTCTGGTATTGCAGAAATAGGTTCTCCATCTTGATAGTAAACACTTTTACCTTCTTCTAATCTTTTAGCAGCATGATCTTCTGCTTTTCTAAATATAGATTTAAATCCTTCTTGATTCTCTTCTCTAAACTTCATACGTTTTTCTTCAGGAGCATCCATTAAAGCTTCATCTTGTTTAAGAAGATTTACTTCTGACTGTGTTAATCCAGGTACTAAAGAAGGAACTCTCATTTCTTTTACAGAACCATCAGGTTGTTTAACATTTAAATCAAAAGTAAATTCTGTCATTGTTTTACCTGTATCAGATTCAATAGGTCCTAAATATCCTGATGCAGATTTAACTGTCCCATCTTGTCTATACATATCATCAGGAATTTTATCTTCAGCTTTAGGTATTGTAGTAACTGTAGGCATTTCAACAGCTGTAGAGTCTATCTTAGGCTGTGGCATATCAACTGCAGTTGAATCTATTTTAGGTTCAGGCATAGGAACAGGCTTAACTCCACCTTGACGAGCATAAACTTCTTCAACAGATTTAGCAGGAACTAGTAACTGTTGAGCAGCTTCAATAGGATCTCGTCTTATCTCATCATCTTTACTATCCCACCAATTTTTAAATGGATTTGTTTCCATTATTTTTTAACTCCTATTTTACCATCAGGTCTTTTATATTCAGTTCCTGAAGGTAAAGCATTATAATCTTCTTCTGTAGCTATATCTGGTATAGTATTTTTATCTGTTAGAATAGGAAAGTTATTACCTATAATATCTTCTGCTATATCTTTAGGATTTTTATTATCTATCTTAGCTCTAATTTTAATATAAGCATTAACTCTATTAAGAGCATTATTAATTTCAGGAGTATTAGAAAACACCTCTCCTCTTTCAGGATTAAATTGTATTTGCCATTGAGGACCATAAGCTGTTTTAAGATCACGTAAATTCTGTGTAGTAATACCAGCATAGGCAGCTAAAGATCTATTCAATTGTACTTTCATTTCAGGTCTAGAATACATTTGATCAAAAGCTTGTTGAGGAACACCTATTTGAGAACGTAAAGTTCTATCTAAACGCTCAGCTTTTTCAGCATAGTTAGTTATATTGTTAATAAATACAAGCTCATTAGTAGCTAACTTATGTGTACTTTCTGGTATTTGACCACCATTATTTTCCATATCATCTATAATAGTAGAGTATGCTTGTTTAACTACATTATTATAAGGTCTACCTTTACTGTCATTAACCATGTCAGCTAACTCAGGATTAACTCCATTAGGATCAGTAACAACTCTACCACCTAAAGTAGATATTAATCCTTTTAGTTTTCTACTAGCTTCTCCAGTACCTATAACTTTTTGAACAGTCTTATAAGCACTTGCAAGTTTATCTAAAGACTCTATCATTTGAAATGATGCACCATTTTCTATCATAAAGTCAGCATCTAATGTACTATCTACAATTGATTTACGATTTTGTGCAAACTTTTTATAGTCTTCTAATGTTATATCATTTTCAAATTTCTTTTCTATATCAGTAAACATAGCATCTGTTTGTGTTATAAAAGAAGATACTGCTTTTTTATCTTGAGGTAAAGACTCAACTAAAGTATAATATTTTTGTTTAGCAAGTTCAATAATAGATCTGACTTGTCTTTGTTTTTGTTTAAAATCTGATTGAGTATCAGATAAAATAGTTTGGATTTCTCCATCCATACCATGATAAATAGCTTGACGAACTCTAGTTAATCCACCTTTAGATTGAATAGTATTGTATACTAATTCACCACTATACTTATCAGAAAAGTCTTCTGTTTGTAGTAGTAATTCATATTCATTCTTAGCTACTTCAATTTGTCTAACTTTATTAAATTCTTCCATTAGTTGTGTTTCATCTAATACATAAGGATCAATATGATATTTTTCTAAGGTACCATAAATAAGTTTTTGATGAGCTTCTTGAGCTTTTCTTTGAGCTTCTGCATACTTAACATCAGCAGATATAACATCATTAATACCAGACGTTTTAAATACTTCATTCATTTTAGAAGTAATTTCACCAGTATAAGCAGGGTTAGCTCTAGCTAAATCAGTATTAACTTTAGCAACACGTCTAGAAAATTCATAAGGAGTCATAGCACCTTGTGCTTTAGCTCTTACAAGTCTTTCATTAACACTATTTAGTTCTTGCATAAACTTACTTTGTTCTTCTCCAGAACTATTAGAAACATTAGAAGTAAGTTCTAATTGTTTATTAACTAAATAGTTTTGTTCAGTAGGACTACCAGCAAGGTAGTCATCTACAATCGTTTCAGCATTTAATCTAGCATCTTCTAATGCATCTAACTTATCTATGTTAGCTAAACCTTTTAAACCCATCTCAGTAACAGCACCTATATCTCCTATAATTCCTGGTTTTATAGCACCTGATTTATCAACAACACCTTGTGTTGCAGATATACCTGGGTAAATACTTTGTTGTTTTGTTGTATCAAAAGTTGCCATTATTTTTTCCTTTGTTTACTAATTTCTTGTACAAATATTTCTATTTCATCTTTCATTTCTGGAGGTGCTGTTTCTATAAATGTTTTAAATCCACTAATTTCTTCAGGACTATATTGTAATTCTGAATCTATTCTAGTTCTTTCTATTAAAGCTTCAAATAAAGACTGCTGTCTAGTTTTTTCATAAGCTCTATTATCTAACATTTGAAGATGATCAAATAAAACTTCAAGTTCTGCATCACTAAACTCTTGATCTCTTAATAAACTACCATAACTACTAAAGATAGTAACTGCTTCTTCTAATGTTAAACCATTAGTACCATGAACAGCTATTAAGTTTTGCCATAAAGCATCAGCAGCGGCTTTAGCTCTTTCATCACCACTCTTTAATTTAGTAAAAGCATCATAAACTTTACGTTCTGATTCAGTAGGTACATTAAATAATTTTAAAAATCTATCTGTATTAGATTCAGGAATACCTGTGGATTGTCCATGCTTACTTAATTTTTCATTTAAAGAGTTATACATTAATACATTATATAATGCATTACCTCCTGAAGTAAGTCTAACTAATTGTTTAGCTCCTTGTAAGAACATTTCATCAACTGTAAATGCTTCTGAATGATCATACATAGATTTATATAATCTAAATATATCCATACCTTGTATAACTGTTTGAGCAGTAGGACCAAAACGATAATCTTCTACTTCTCCACCTAACATATGAACTAAAGTCTTCCAAAATGTACCATAAGGACCACCAAAGTTAGTACCAAATGGAGAATATACAGAAGCTACATCAGCTTTAGATACAATAAAGTTACCTTCTTGATCATACGTAGGAGCTATTGTATCACCTAAAGTTCTAACAATAACATTAGCTAAAGTAACATCATCCATTGCTTGAGCTATTTCTTCATAACCATTATCATTTAAAGATTTAAGTATAAAGTCACCTAGACCATAAATTAAACCTCCTCTAACTCCATACATAGCTAGATTGTAAGCAACTAAGGCAGCTCTTTGTTTAGGAGTAAAAGGAGAAGCTCCACCATTCCAAATGTTTTCAGAAGTTTTTCCACTAAATGCTTGGAACTGTCCTACATATCTTAAGATACCATTACGTTGATAAGTATAAGTAGCTTGTTTACTCATAGATCCAGAAAGTTGCCAAGCTCCATAGGAAATTTGATCTAAAGCTTCACGAGTTCTCCAGTTTTTACCTGGATTTTTACTAACCCAATCTACTCTAGCAGCATGCCACATACCTACTCGGTTCATATATTCACCAAGTTCAAAACCCCATTTACTATATATATCTAAACCACGTTGAGCCCATCCTCCTAAGAAAGAAGAACCTTTTAATGCGTTAGTTCCAGAACTATAAGATAGTTTAGCTAATACATGATCACCAATATTAGCAAGACCTGATGTTTCTAATTCTCTTAAAATTAATTGTTGATCTTTTAATGTAAGTTTATTACCTTTAGGTACATTAGTATCATTAAGTATATTTTCTTGTTCCCACATATACTTATAAACTTCATCACCATACTTATTATATTTAAAGTTAGCTTTATTTTGCATATGACGTAAGTATACAGTACCTACAGCATTGTTCATTGTAGATAAAAATAACTTAGGATCTGAAATAAGCATAGGTCCAAAGATACCAATAGGTTGTAATGTAATGTTTCTCCATAAAGGAGCAAGAATAATCTTAGCAGTAGATACTACACGTAAAGGAAAATTAATAACTGCTTCTGGATTACGTTCTGTTTTTCTAGCATACTTAGATAGAAACTGTAAAAGAGGAGTATCTTTATCAGTAATAGCACCAATACGATCAGCTATTCTAGCTAAGTATTTAGATATATTACCACCACCATTACCTACTTCCATTGCTATAATACGATCATACTCAGCAATAGCTTGTTTAAAGTCTACATCTTTACCTGCAATACTTTGAATGTATTCACGTTTATCTGGAAATTGATTAATTAACTCTGCTTGAGTATCTAATGTTCTAGATTTATTTAAGTTTTCTACATTTTTACCAGGACTATAAGAAACTTTATTACCTTTAATATAAGCTTGAACCCATAAAGTTTTCATTTGATCTATAATAGGAGCCATTAATACATCAGTGTTCATACTTTCTGATGTTTTAATAAATGTAGTTAAAGGATCTTCATATACAGCATTATATAATTCATCTCCTTTAGCTCTAGCAGATCTAGCAGTACGTCCACGTAATACTGCACCATCAATTGTACCTTGAATATCATCTAATGATTTTAATTCTTTAGCTTTATCTACTATAAAAACATATTTATCAGAATCTAATTTAGGATCAACTGCTTTAGATTTAATATTATTATTTTTCCAAGCATTAGCTGCAGTTTCTGTATCAAACATAGCAACTGCAATAGAATCATTTTTAAAAATCTCTGTTGCATTTTCTTTAGTTGCAGTAATAACCTTACCATCTCGTTCTTTTATTAAAGGATAAGCTCTAATAAAGAAAGTACCTGTAGCTAAACGAGGCATATGTCCTGTTCTAGAAGGAACTATCCAATCAGGATTACCTGTAAGTGTATGTCTCTTAGGTAAAATAGCATAATTAAACTCTTTACCTAAGTCATCTATAAAAGGTTTATCTAATTTAACATACTGTCTAGTAGGAACATTGTCTGAGTTAAATAAGAACTGTGCAATAGGTCCTTCAGATTTATTACCTTCAGATAAAATAAAATCTACTTCTTTACCTAACTCCATATCCCATACTTTATTAGGTAAGTTTTCTGTTTCCCATCTAAACTCATTAGTTACCATATGTCTTGATGGTCTTTCAGAAGTTTCTTTAGCTATTTCAATATAATTTTTAAATCCACGATTATTAGCTTTAGAAATTTCACCTATGTTTAACATTTTATAGTTAAATCTATCTATTTGTCGAGTTAAAAATAAAGCAGATTGAAGTTTATGTACCTTCTGAATAGGCATAGACTCACCTATAGCAGAATAAATCTCAGGGATAGTCATTAAATTTGTTTTATCTTGTTGTAAATCATATAGTTTTTCTAATGCACTAGTAAACTTTTTATTATAAATATCAACACCAAGGGCTTCACTTAAAATTCTAGTTTGTTCTTTAAGATAGTTTTCAACTTTAAGACTACCCATACCAATAGAACGTTCAAACTCTTTTCCTGATTTACCAAAGACAGCTACCCAATTCCAACCTTCAGTTGTATCAAATATCCACTTAGTAAATTTATTATTCATCCAAGGTTTTTCATTTATAATACCAGAAGCATCAGCAATAGCATCAAAAAATTCACCATCTTTAGCCCATCTAATTCTGAGATTAGGTGATATACCTTTTTGTTCTGCTTCAAGAGCCATTAATCTAGCTTCTTTAATAGTAAAAGGACTAATATTACCTTGAGAATCTATGTGTTCAATAAAGAAATTACCTGGATTATTATCAGTAACAGTTTTATTAACAGTTTCTTCTAGTTTAACTGCAGCATCTACAGCACTTTCAAATGTTTTAAAATTATTAATACCATCTTTATTAAATGTTAATGACATTTTAATAGAGTTGCCTTCAGGTATAAATACAGTATCAACTCCAGGAGTCATTTTAAGAACTTCACCTGAGTTAACTTCATTAACAATATTAACTGTTTGGTTTAAAAAAGTTTTTCTACCTTGAGTATCTTGAAGTAAATTACCTTCAGCTATATCTCTTACAGCTCTAAATTGTTCTCCTACAAGTTCTCTCCAAGATTGAGTAACATCAAACTTTTCTCCTAAATAAGGTTTACGTACTATTTCTGGCATCATTAAACTAAAAATAAATTGAGGTACATTCATTTTAAATGCCTTAAGAACTCTACCTGTTTCATCAACCATTGTCATTTTAGCAAGATCTTTAGATACTCTTTTATTTACTTTAGCTACATTAAAAGGAGAATCAATAGGTATATCTAAATTTAAATCATCTGAGGTACGTACTTTAGTTTGTTGTACATTTTCAGTTTCGTAGAATGGATCTGATTTAGTTTTTAATTCTTTACTTGCATCAAACTTATCAAATGCTTTAGAAATCTCATATGCATTAGGATCTGTAAGTTTATAGTAACCTTTTTTTCCTGCTTTAACTGCAGGAATAGCAAAGATCATTGCAAGTTCCATAGGAATTTTAGCAGCTTCAGGATTATCTGGATTAATTTTTTTAGACATCCACATTAAACCTTCATCTAAACTAGAAAAGAGTTTAGCAACATAAGCATTTTCTAAATCTTCTTTTTCAATTCCCATAAACTTTGCAAAGTCTTGGTAGTTTTCTATTAACCAATCACCACCATGTTCTGCTACAACCTTACGTGCTTTTTCTCTAGCAGTAGTCATTGTATATTTATCTGTTGGAGCTAAAGCAAGAGTTCCTAAAAGTTCTGCTGCATAAGGAATAAGACCAACAATTAATTGTTGAAATAACATTAAAGGTTCTGCTAATACAGGATCAAGTATCTTTTCATCTATTTTTTCTAACCAGTTAGGACCTAACTGTTTAACAATTTGTTCATTCTCTTGAGTATTAACTTCAGGTACTTGACCTTTTAATACAAAGTTAGAATAGGTTTCCATAGCTTTTTGCCAATCTTGTCTAACTTTAATATCTCTTACTTGAATGTTAAGAGTTTGTAAAGAAGCTTCTGAGCCATCTGTTTGAGTAGCACCATAGTCATTAGCTACTTGATCTAAATAAGCATCTCTTAAAGATCTAGACTTATAACCACCCATAGAAATATCTTTAAGTAGATTACGTTTAGCTTCTATTTCTATACCAGGATCACCTATAATATTTTCTACTAAAGAAGCTTGCATAATATCTTGACTACGTGAATATTCATTACGTAGTTCTTGAACTACTGCAGAGTCTCCTCTTGTAGTATATTCTTGAATAATATTATCATAAAGATCTACTGGATCTTCAACACCTGATAAAGCTGATGCATAAAAAGCTTCATTGCTTATATCTTCTTGAGGTTTTACTTCTTCTACTTCAGATTTATAAGCAGGTATTTTAACATTACTAGGAATAATGTCAGTTTTAAATTCTAAATCCATTTATTTCCTTAAGCTATTTTAAAGATATTAATAATATTTTCAGGATTTTCTTGCATAAAAGATCCAAGTTTACCTATATTAGCCCATTGTTGTTGTTGTCCATAAGCTATATTAGCTTGTGTACCAAAGTCAGCAGCTCTTTGATTACCTTGAGAGATAGCAGTAGAAGCTCCTGATGCCATATTAATAGCTTCTAAATTAGCAGTAGCTTGGGTTTGAATTGCACTAGTAGCTCCTGTAAATCCAGAAGTACCTGCCATACCTAAACCTGCTTGACCCATTTGAGCTTCCATAGATCCTGTTTGAATTCGAGCTTGTCTAAGTATATCAAGTCTTTGTCTTTTTTCTTGAACTAATCTATACCTTTCTTGCATTTCATTTACTTTACGTTGTTCATCTGCTTGAGATTTCATTGCACTTGATTGAGCAGATATAGATTTTCTTTGTTGTAAATATCCTGCAACTTGTAATCCTAAACCTACTTTAGAAATTGCTGAAGCACCAAAAAGACTAGAAGCTAATCCTGCTTGTTTAGCAATACCTCCAATACCTGTATGAATTCCACCAACAAATTTAGATATAGGTCCTGCTTTTAATGCTGAAGTTGCACCAAAACTTTGATAACCTGCATAAGCAACAGCAGCAACAGCAGCTACTTTAGCAATAGTTTTAACAGCTTTTTTATATTCAGGAAGTCCTGTATAAGGATTTATTGTACCAGATCCTCCATAAGCTTTTAATAATAAAGCTTCTTCAGGATTAATATGAGCAAGCATAGTATCACCATCTTGCCCCTTACCTGCAATATCATGATATAATTCTTTAAGTAAATCTACTTTTTGTTTAGTAGATAAATTTGCTATTAAACTCATACTTGTCTCCATTATAAAACTCGTCTTGTTAAAATTTGATCCATACCATCTGTTGTTGTAACTACTAAATTTGTTGGTAACATACCAAACATTATATTAAACTTTAAATCTAATTTAGTTTCAGGTAACCCATAAACTACAGAGATACCCATTTCTCTAATCTTGGGAAGAATATATGTATCCCATATATTTAAATATCTTTTATAAGTTTCTGGACTCCATTGTATAGAATCCATATGTAACATCCATCCTGGTAAATCTGAATCGTATCTTATACCTACAAAACCATTACCTGGTTCTTCATACAACTTTATCATTAATGTGTTTGTGTCATTGTTACTGGCATACCCCATCCTAGTATCTTCATATCTTTACCAGCTTCAGAAGATATTTTAAGACTTAATGTTTTACCAGAACCTCTTAATTTATTTTTAGTTACAATTACTCCTTCACCATAATTAAATGGATCTGCTGCACCTGAAGGTATATAATTTCTTAGTAATCTATAAGCTTGGAATTCTGTACCCCATCTACCACTATTAGCACTATCTGTCCAATTCCATTGAGCTTGTACTTTACAAGAAGATTGATTAACAAGTTCTAATGTACCTGTTGAATCATCATACCCATCTTCAGTTCTTTTAAAATAAAAGTAAATATAAGGTACTTGTTTTTCTTTTAAAAGATCTCCAAACAATTCATAACCTGTAACAAGATAACTAGTATAGTTAACTCCAGTTCCATCAGCTGTTACCCAATCTTTAAAACTATCATCTTTATATTTACTAATTGTAAATTGAGTTCCTTTTATAGTTAAAAAACTAAACTGTGTACTTCTAGCAGTTTGTATACTACTATCTATTACTACATTATCAGTACTTACTTGTACTGGATTAGTACTAGCATATACAGCTTCTTCTACAGTAGTCACTGCATATCCAGGAATAGGTACATAGTCTGCAATATAAGCAGGATTACTAGCTAAATCTGATATAACATTTAAATACCAAGCTTGTAAAGTTAAATCATAAACTAATTCTTTATTGTATTTATTAATATAATTAGTTTCAGAGTAATTTTCATCATCACTATATAACCATCTTACTCTATTTTCTTTTTCATCATAATAACCTCTACAGTTATTTTTAGCAACTTCAGGTATTTCTAAATATAATGACTGTATTGTTTTAAGAGATAAAGATTCAGCTCTAAATCGACCAGATGCACTATCAGGAGCTAGTGTATAGATACCAGCTTTTGACCAATATACAAAGTTACCACCTATACTTACTACAGAGTTTGCATTTGTAATACCATTAGTAGATATTTTAGATGCCTGGAAAGATGTAGCTAAGAATCCACCAGTATCTCCATAAACTTCCCATATACCGTTTTCACAAAACACAAGTAAGGAAGCTTGAGAAGATGCTATCTTAACAATACGAGTAGCTTCAGGTATTTGAATTGTTCCTCCATCAGAAGGAATAATATCATTAATACCTGGATCTGTAGGGTCGGCTTCTTGATAACATTTTTCTAAGTCTTCATCAGATCTAACAACTCTTGTAAAGAAAATATAACCAGAGTAATTAGGAGATCTATTATCAGGACTAGTTATAGTTGATTGTACACCTGAATAAAATATTCGTTGAGCATAAGAAGCTACAGTAGTAAGAGTTCCTGTATCTTGATCTAAAGGTAAACCTGATGTAACATCAGATTCACTCATACGACTAGAACCTCTATTAAAAGCATCAATAACAAAAGAACCTCTAGATACCCTATATCTAGAATGAGAGTTTCTTTTTAAAATATCAGCACTAAACTTTTCATAGTTACCATCAGAAGGATTACTATTTTTACCAAGAGTCCATACATCAGAGTTACTAGGATATTTATAATCAAAGTTTGCAGACCTAGCACATAGATCAATAGCATCTGTAGGAGTACCTTGTACTGTACCTACATTATAAAAAGCTACACTTGAGTTCCAACCTTGATTACGAAGATTATATTTATGTTGAGGTGTAATAGCAGTTAAACTAGAACCATTCCAACCTGCTGGTCTAAAGTCATCATCATAACCATCATCAACACCAAATAAATCTCTAATTTTTAAAGTTAATGTACTTTGTGTAACAGCACCAGTACTAGTATTATAAGTTAATAAAACAGGTTTTGCTAGATCTTCTGATACTAAAATACATTTATTGTTAATAATTGCTGTTTCTAATTTAGCATTAGATAAACCAGCAATGGTTATATAAGTACCACTATTTTTAAGATTAGCACTAGGATTAGAAGTAAGTAAATCTAAAAACCATAATCTATTTTTAATCCTAACAATACCTAAAGAAACTGTTGTATCTCCACCAGGAGATTCCCAAATGTGAAAAGACTGTTTACCTTCTTTAATATCTGCAGTAACTAATCCTGTAGAATTAAGTTGATAAAGTTCTTCATAGTCTACACCTAAACGTCTAGACCTAGATCCATCTCTATTAAGAACAAAGTTCTGTTCATCAACTGATGCAGACTCAGGAAATGTTAATTCATTTGCCTCAGTTATTAGTCCTTTAATAAAAGATCTAAATGCCTTTTCACTTTTAAGAGCCATCTAGTCCTCTTCTTTAGAAACAGATTCTTCGGTTACTTCTTTCTTTTTAGATGTAGGTTTTTCTGAATTAATAAAGTTAAGAACAGTTTGATCTACTACACCAAGAGAAGTGTATACACCTGAAAGTTCATTAGGAACTTCACCACCACCTTCATATTTAATTTTATAGTGAGATGTACCTGGTTCTATATATGCTTGTATTTCTTTAACTCCCTTACCTTTGTAAGATCTTATTACTTTAGCTTCCATTATTTTTTCTTTCTTAATATTTCTGAAGGATTAGCACCTGGTTTAGGTTGTTTAATTGTTTGTACTCTTTTTTTATTTGTTTCATTAACTTCTATAGTTTTAGCCATAGAATCAGTTACAATATTTTTAAGACTATCATATAACTTTCTACCTGCAGCTATAGGAGATGGAGGTTTACCTTCACCCATTCTAGCTTTAGTAGAGTTAGACTCACGAATATCTTCTATTTCATCTGCAGTCATATCACTAGGTTTTTTACCTTTATATAAATCTCCCATTAGTCTTTACCTCCCATCATTTTACGAGCTTTACGTTCAGCTTCTCTAGCCCATGACATTCTATCAGAAGATACATCAGTATCACTAGGTTTAGTTAAAGGACCTGTAACAACTTCTTTATTAGAAGAATTACTAGAAGTATTTTGTGTTGTTGTAGTTCTAGGTTTACTATCATATACAGGATAATCTACAGCTGGTTCTAAACTTCTATATTTTTTAGGTGTTGCTTTAACTTCAGTCTTTCCTTTAGGTTTAGTATAAGGACTGAGATCAGGTTGAGAATTAGTTTTAGTATCTACTATACCAAAGTTTTGTGATGGTCTACTTTTAACTTTATATTCGTTTTCCATCTTACGTTCTTCTTGAACTTTTTTCCAAGCTTTATCACCTATAGGACCATACTGAGGCGTTTTATATTTTTTTATAAGTGCCATAGTTAATATCCTTGTTTTTTAGGCTTAGCCATTTTCTTCATAGGTTTTTTAGCTGTTTTTTTATTTTTCATTTTTTTCTTGCCTCCATATTGTTGTTCGTTAATAAATGCTCTAGTAGTTGAAGTTAACATTATTTCTTACGACTCCTTCCATAGTTAGGATAATGTATACCATTCTTAAGTCTCCAAGCATCTTGACTCATTCTACGTTTTTGAGATACAGATACTTGTTCTGCTTTAGCATTTGCCATTTGTTTAAGTGTAGCAAAAGCAACTGACTTAGCTTCAGCAAGAAGATAAGTAAACATTTGAACAGGAAGATCTGGAATAAAAGTATTAGATATTGTAAATGTTACTGATCGTTTACCATAACATTGTGTTTTAGATTTTTGTAATGTTGAATCTAAAGTAGAATCATAAGAGTCAAATACAATATATTCATCATCAAAAGAAGTAAAATACTCTGGATTTTTATCTGTATAAACATTAATTTTAATACCTGTACTATCAGAAACTGCTGTTACATTAGATTTTGTACTATCTCTTTTATCTACTATTTGCATAAAATCTTCAGGAGTTTTATAAACTATTTTAATATATCTATCTTTACCTGCACTAGACTCTTTGCAATTATATTTAATCCATTTAAGATCTATAATAGTTTCTGGAAGTTTCATATGAGTAGGTCTAGTACTAATAGCATTAGCATCTACTTGAAACAATTCATAAAGAAAATCATAATCTCTACCATCTATAATATTATAATAGGTAGATTTAATTATCTGAGCTACTTGTAATGCTTCTACACTGTCTGTAATAGAGTTTATTTCATCTGAATCCATATCAGATAAAATATCTTGTGTCATTTCAAGTAGTGTCATTTTAGCCATAATTTATTCCTAGTCTAACCATAAAGCATTAAGTCCAGCTGATGTAGCAGTTATATTAGTAGAAGATGATGTACCATCTCCACCTACATAAAGAGATAAAGTTTGTCCTGCAGTAGCATTAATAATACTTGAAGCCATTACATGTAATGTATCTACTCCATTAGTAGGTTTAGTTATAGTAACTACTCTAGCTAAGGGTGTTCCATTTATAGCAAATTTAAAATAATATGGAGTTCCTGATGATAAAGATGCTGTTGTAAAATTACACCAAAAATCTATTTTATAATGTCCTGCTAAAACTAAATCAATTTCACCATTAGCTGCATCAACAGTTAATACATCTTCAAAACCTGAAGCTGTCCATTCTGATGTTGGATTTAATTTAGTAAATGAAGAAGCACTTCCTAATGTATGAGCTGTTGTTCCACCATTAATATAGATTTCAGCATGTCCTTTAGCTGGGGGATATATCCATGTACCTCCGCCTGAACCATCAGATTCAAATACTTGTCCTGATAAAGCAGTATCTAATCCTGTTAAAGGATAAACCCAAGATCCTGAACCTGTACCATCTGCTTTATATACTTTACCACTAGCAGCACTAGCTACACCTTTAGGTTCATGTATATTTGGATCTGTAATTACGTTATGTTGTACTGTCATTTATAATTCCTAAAATAAAATAGGAGGGGACCGAAGTCCCCCTACCTATTAGTTTTTGTCGTACACGTATTCAACTACGAGACGAGCTTTACCTGTAAGTAAATCGTCAACTGTAGGAGCAACTACAACTTCTCCTGCAGAAGCACCGATTGTTTTACCTACTAAAGCACCAGCACCAGTAACAACGTTACCTGCAGTGCCAATAGCTGTTTGTGTAGCTTCTGATGCAGAAACTAAACCATCAGCATCAATAGCAACACCTGCGCCTGTATACAATCCAACAACTAAGTCTGTTGTAGTAGATGTAGAAGTAAATGCTACATCAACATATAACTTAGCTGAAACGACTGTTGCATTTGCAGGGATAACAAACTGAAGATTGTTAGTACCAGCAGCAGGTAAGTTATTATAAGAGAAATCCCATTGGGCTCTTTTGATAATACCTGTAGAAGGAGCAGCAGCTCCTTTACTACCATCTGTAGTTCTAACACCATAGTGGTTAGCAACACCACGTTTTGCGTCTACTTCATAAGTCATGTGATGTCCCCTTAGTAATTAGATGGATGAGTTAAAATTACACCCAATGTGTCAACACGTTGAGCACCAAAACCGAAGCGAGAAGTAACTTGATACTTGTCAGCTCTTTCTTCGTTGTCTCTCCAACCTTCTGTTTTAGGAGCACGTCTCCATGCATGCATAATTGGCTTGCATGAGTCGTCAGCTACGCACATAAATACGTTAGCTTTGTCACCTACAGCTGCTGTTTCAGATGTTAAACCATATGAAGAAGCGTTGATAGCTTCAGTAGCAGCTAATGAAGGTAAGAAGTTAGAAGTGTAGATATCGAAACCAAAAATGTTACGTACAAATTTGTGGTCACGAGCAAAACCTTCTGTAATAATACCTTCAAACATTGGGTTGTTTGAAACGTTAACTAAGTTTTGTAAGCTATTTAATGTAGCTTCAACAACTGGGTCAACAATAGCGATACGACCACCAGCAGGAACGTTAGCTTTATCAAATGCTAATTTCATAGCAATGAAGTCTTCTAATGTTATAGTTCTTGCATTAGCTGCAGCAGAACCTACCCAACGGTGTGGTCTACCATTTACTAAGTTAAGGTTTGCACCTGTTTGAGCTGAGTTAACAGCTGTTAAAAACTTAGTTTCATGATGTTCACCAAGTGCACGTGTTGATTCCATAGCTCTCATAGCCATGAGTGTATCAACTTGTGAACCATCTTCACGTAAGTCATCACTAACTTTCCATGCATCACCAACATAGTCAGTAATTGTAAGTTGTAATGTACCTGTGTCGATAGGTGAATAGTTTAATGGTGTGTCTTCAGCAGCATCTTGAAGAGTTACTGTACCTACTGTTTTAATGTTAAGAGTTGTACCTGAACCAAAGTCTGTTACGTCTCTCCACATACCTTCTGGTAGTAGATAGTCATGTAAATTTTCAAGAATAAACTGTGAGTACTGTTGTGCCTCAATAAAAGCACTGGTATTACTTGTTAATTGTGCCATAATTTATCCTTAAGTTAAGATTGTTGTTTAATCTTTTCTCCAGCGGCTTTCCAAGCAGATACTAAATCTCTAGTAGAGGCTCCTCTAGGTACTCTAGCAGATACTTCTGCTTGAGGTTTATTCTTTGAGAACGCTTCTGTATTCACAGAACTTGTAGGTCTAGCTATATTAGTAGCTTTACTTTCAAATCCTGCTAGTTTTAGTACTACATTAGGAGAACGTGTAGCAAGATCATTTAATTGTGAGGTAGTTAAGTTTAATTCTTTAGCTAAATTATTATAAACTACTTCTGCTTCACTACCATACTGTTCAGTAAACTTATTCGCTACTGTTGCAGCATTTTGTTTAGCAGTTTGTTTAGCTTCATTTTGCTTAAGAGTTTGATTAACCATCTCCATAATAGTATCTTGGTTAAGTCCAACCTCCTGAGTGGTGTTCTCTACAGGTCTGACTCCAGACTTTAATTCATCAAGAAGTTCTTGTGTAGTTTTACGTTTAGCAAGTTCCTCTTTCAATTGCGCCATCTCTTCCTCTAGGGTTTTAATGTGCTGTTGAGCATGAGGTACAGATCTTAACGCTTCTTCTGCACTAGCATACTTCTTTCCCTCGCCTACCAATGCTTGAGCTTCTGTCGGAATCTCAAAAGGTTTTACTTGGGTATCTTCTTGTTGAGTCTCTTGGGTAGTTGACTCAGATTGTACTGCTTGTTGTTCACTCATTTATTTTCTCCTTGGTCAGGAATAAGATTATATAGTTTAGAGAAAGCTTTCTGAATACCTAACTGATAAGCTTGGTACTTAGACCAAGCAGGTTTATCAAAGTTATCATCATCTAAACACTTTCTTTGAGATAAACTTATTTGATCTTCTAAATAAGTTCTTATTTCTTTGAAGGCTTCAGCCTTTGAGAGGCTTTTGCCTTTATCTGATTTCAAATCCATATAAATATTATACCATAATTTTTATAAAAAGTCAAGCTACATTGCTTGATCTAGTTGTTGCTTAAGCATTTCCTCCTCTAATGAAGGTTGCATAGACTGCTCTTGAAGGTCTTGTTGTATTTGCATCTTGAGTTTTTCTTGTTCTGCTCCTTCAAATAACATAGCATTGTCTTTAATGAAGTCATACTTCTCAAAACCCATATACTCTTCGACCATATTAGCAAGTTTCTTAGCAGAAATATGAGGAGAAATAAGTTGTCCTATAGGACTATTAAATACACCTATCATATTTTGCATTAACTGTGCTCTAGCAGCATAATGTCTAGCACCTATAGGTCTAATCTTACCTTTAGCTGTTAGATCTTCTTTAGTAATAGATATAAAATCTACAACACCAAAGTCATCATCCATAACTTTAGCAAGTTCTGGAAGATTTAAATTACGTTTAGCTACTTCAAGCATAGTATTTAAGATTGGTTCTAAAAATTCAATCTCAAATTGATTAATTTTATTTTGGAAAATACGTGAAGCAGCATTTTGTAGTTGTTGTACTTCAAATGCAGTCTTCTCTCCTGGAGTTCTAAAGCCCATAGCTTCTTTAGGAGCTCCTGCCATTTCTTCCATAATGTTTAATATAGCTGCAATCTCATTATTAACTTGAAAAGCAGCAGCATTAGGAGGCATAGCTTGAACATCTCCATCTTCTGGGATATGAATAGTTTGTTCTGGACCCCATTGGAATGGTTCTACATCACCTATAATTTTAAGTGGAGGGTGTATAGTAAGATCTAATGCATCTGCTTTAAGATTTTCTAAGTGATCTACTCTATATTGTAAACCTACTAAGTTATCTAATGGACCCATAGCATAAAGATTGTCAGGTCTTTTTCTCCAACCTACATGATGTTTAGTATCACGAGCTAAGTATGATGGATTATCTTTAATACGTAATACATAACTTCTATCTAAAATAGTAATAATTTTATTTTTATGAAGTTTTCTTTCTACAGTATCATAGAAGTCTCCTTCAAATTCTAAGATTTCTGTATATCCTGATTGGTAATACTCTTGTAAAGAACCAAAACCATCTACAATAAATGCTTCTGATTTATTAATATCTTCTATTTTAAATTGAGAAAGACTATTTCTAATTTCTAAAGCACGAGTTACAGCGCCTTCATCATAGTTAAGATCAGGACGTTCTTCTATCTCTGACATTAACTCTCCTACTGATTTAATGTATCTAGTAAACTTTGGAGCTTCTGTAAAGCTAGGAGCTGTAGGATTAAATACAATATCAAATGGAGATATACGTACAACTTTAGGACCATTATAAGTAGTAATTATATCTTGTGTTTCAGGATCTACATGTTGTTCATTAACATAAATAACATCTGCAAAACAATTACCATAGTCAATATAATCAGCAACTAATTGTGATATTGTTTCTCTAAATCCAGATTCTTTAATTTTAGTTTTAAGATAAGCTTCAATTGATTTACGTTTATCTGAATAGTTATCTTCTAATGTAGCACCTTCCCACTTCATCCATTCATCATTAGGAAATAATGCATCCATATAATTTGCATGTAAGTTATCTCTAATCTGAGTTAACTTAGGTAAAGTTGTTTTATTTTTCCAAGGTAACTTAGAGTTAGAAGTAGTAGATGTATCAGTAGCAAATAAATAATTACGTAGTTCTCTCCACTCTGCTTCTTTATTTTGTCTTTGAATCCACCATTGATTATACAATGCAGCAAGATTTCTTGCCATTGTATCTGGATTAATTGCTTTTTCAAATTGTGCGACTTTACCTGCCATAAATTTTCCTTAGTATGTTACTCCACCAAAACGAGAGTGTGTTATTACATTGCTATTGCTTACTGCAAAACCATTTGCTCTTTGTCTAGGTACTATAGAAATAGCTATAGCATTTGACAAGGCATCTTTAATATCATCATGAGGTGGATGTCTCATACTTAATTCTTCTTCAAGAGGTTGACAATTACCACCTTTATAATGCCATACTTGTTTGTTATGATACTTAGGTTCTAGTACCGAATTAATACGTTGGTTCTTATCTCCTAAATGTCTAGTAGGTCTAAACTCATCTATAACAAGAGGTATCCCATTTGGTTTAAGATAACTTTCTTTTAACTCTCTTACAATAGTTTGTTGAGCTACAGTAATTTCAGCACGTAGTTTTCTAAATCCCCACTTTTCCCAAGCTCTTAATATATGTTCATAATAATCTACTATACGTTCTGTTTTAAATCTATCTATATCTAACACATAGTAATTAGCTTGATGATCTACACCTACTACAACTAAAGCTGTACTGTCAGCTTGTTTACGTAATGAGAAAGCAAAGTCAATAGCTGCATATATATTTAACTTACGATCTCTAATATACCAATCACCTTCTTTATTAACTAAGACTGCTCTATCATAATATTGAAAGTCTTCTGAACTTAAGTTAGCAGTTTCTGTACTATTAGGATCATTATAATACTGTGCATAAAACTGAGTTTGATCTATATACTTAGCTTTAATTCTTGCAAGCTCTCTTGCATCAAATCCAAATACTTTACCATCTGATCTTTTTTGTTTAGCCCAAAGAAACTCACCTTCAGTTTCTACTACTCTTTGAAACAATTCATAAACTGCTTCTTCTTTTTCTAATTCACCTTCATCATCATAAAGAGATTCTTTCATGTTTACCATGGTATCATATATATCTCTAGGATGATAACGAGTACCAACAACCCACTCAAAAGCACCAGGATTTTCAATGGAAGCCAATTGGCTATATGCCGCTGCAACCTTATCTCGTCCTTCTTCAGTATAAGCATTACCTGGTACAACGATATCGTCAAGGACAACAACGTCAGCGTGGAAGCCAGTAGTATTACTAGTAAGCCCAACAGCTTTACAAGTAGCATCTCGAACTCCTTCCTCTTTTCTTCTTGGATGATCTACTGCAATCTCTGCAACAGCCCACTTCTCTCGTTTACCCTCTTCAGGATGTATCATGTCTGCCCAGTACCTTCTATAAATTGAGCTATCTATAATTTGTTTAATAGCATACAATTGTTTTTCTGCTAAGTCAGCAGTAGCTGACACATATAGTATAGTAGTTTCAGGATGTTTAGTAATCCACCAAGCAGTTCTATAAGCTACTAGTTTTGACTTCATATGACCACGAGGAAGCAATACTAATTGGTTAGCTTTAGAATCTTGTTTACACCACCATGCTATTAACTCTTCATGTACTGCACCTAACATTAAATGAGGTGCGACTAGTCGTATAAAAGTAAGCAGATCTGCTTCTGCTGCCTCTCTGATTTGGTCAATCTGAGTCATGTTATTTTTTCTTTTTAGGTTTACCCCAGTTGTTTTGCATATCTTTATATGCTTTAGCACTTATAGTAGATTTCTTTTTACTTCTACTAGTACCTGCTTTTTTTCTTTTATTTATATTCTCTACTAAACTCATTACCATTTAACCTTATCTGCCCAATA